CCTGAGACTTGTTTGTAAGAATCTAAACATCTTGTCTTCTGCATCTCCAGAAAGTTTCGCACCCTTTAATGTTACAACGTATCGTGGTACTGCTTTGTTTGCAAAATAGTCAATATTGTATTGTGAAGCAAGAGAGTCTCCATGTAGGGAGTTTATAGCAGACATAATGTCTGGCACTCCGTAGAATGTGTTTAGAGGTGAGTATTGCTTAAAGTGGATAATCTCGTTTGGTCTAGCATCTGTGGTTAGTGGGTTCTGATTCTTTGCTCCAAAGTTACGGAAGTAGACAATCTTGTTTCCAATGATCTGAACATATCCGTCTTTGATTCTTCTTACTCTCATTGTTGTTGCTGGTATGTGTCCAACGTATCCAATTTCTCCACGAGTTGTTCTACCGATTTCTAGGTAACCATTTCCTGTTGACTGAAGATCAGTATAAACCTTTTCCATTGTGGCTGTAAAAGAGTCGTCATCATTAAGAGACTCTAGCCAATCACGCATTTCGATCTTTGCTCTTTCAATTCTCTTTCGTGCTTTTTGTGTTGCACTGTTATCTTCTGATGCTTCAAGTCTCATCATTGTTCTTGGAGAAACCTTAAACTCATATCCAAGGCCAACAATGTTTTCAACCTTTGCATCAATTGCTGCATGGTTTGCAAATGATGTATCGTAGTAGTTTGCTAATTCATAAAGATTCCATGGTGGTGTAATTACATCGAACATTCCATAGCCATTTACATATACTAGACCTGGGTTTATTTCTTTTGACTGTGCTCCATCAATACCGCTTTTTCCAGCCAGTGCTGCGGTTGTATATTGTGTGGTTGGCTCAACCATCTTTGTTGCTGATCTACTTACTCTTCTTTTAAAATTTGCCTCTAGTCCGTCAAGAGATTTTAAAGTGTCCCAGTTGCCATTGAACGGATCAGATTTTGCAAATGTATCGTCTTTCTTTGCTGCTTCGTCAATTCTTGCACCGATTTCGTACTCATTATCTTGCATGATTAGTCCTCGTCTCCATACTTAGCAATAGTATCTTTTGCTGCCTGAACAGCACCAAGATCGTTTAGGGAAGGAATGAGACCAGCATTTAATCTATCAACTTGCTCTGAATATTCTTCTTCGCTCACTCTTGTTAAACCTGGGACAAACACACATGTGCCGTCTCCTGGATCTCCATAATACATTGCAGTCTTTTTTAGTTCTGCAATTCTAGAAATATCATTCTTGTCTGAAGGAATATTAAGAACTGAGCCATTTCCATCTGTAAACCATTTGCCGTTTGCCTTCTTGTATACGTAAAGTCCCCAGTCATAGTTCTTCTCAATGACTTGTCTTCTAACATTTTTTACAATTGGTTGACCAGTTTTTGGGTCTATTAACGAATCCATATCCATAAGTATACCATATCATACTGGATCTTGTACGAATTGGTTCCAATTGACATCTTTAAATATAGTATATGCGTACTCTCCGAAACGCACAGGCCTGTCATCATCTATAATAATCTTATTCGTTCCAGTATAACTTTTATAGACATCTGAGGCATTTACGCCATAATAACTTGTTTCTGCCAAAACCAAAACCTTGTTCCAGTTAAACGAATCAGCATTCCAGAAATCCCAGTCTAGCCCATAAGATCCAAGAATCTTTACTCTAAACCATGGTCTTTCTGATGTGTTCTGAACCTCCTGAAGGTTTGTAGACTGGTAGTAGGATATGCTATTAAAAAGAAGTGGACCAGTCAATCTTACTGCTCCTTCAAAAAACGAAAAGTTTAAACTATCTGCAAAATTAATTCCCAGGAATCCCCACTCTTGAAGAGTAATGATTGGCTCTCTTACTAGTTTACCATTCCAAAAGAATCCAATACCGTTCTGAACAAGTCCAGTCTTTGCATCTATACCATAAATTCTTGCCCTTCTTCCTGTTGGATCACATGCCACCATATAAAACTTTATGTAAGAGTCTTTGCTCTCTATTTCAAATATTTGTGTTGGAGCATATGGGAAATAGTCTCCATCAAATCTAACTGCCATCTGCATGGCTATTACCTTAAAATCTTTTGATCTGCTAGCGTTAACAGGAATTGCAAGCCCCCTATTAACTAGTGGATCGTACTTTCCTTTTAATTGAATTCCACTTGTTTTGGTTAAATAGAGGTATGGGGAAGACCCTGTATAAATAGAAAATGGATTGTCTTTTTTAAAGTTATAATAAATTCCAGTCTTGGTATATGGATAAATACTTGTTCCGAACCTTGTACCTATTGGGCTTGAATCAGACTCATTAAATGCCTGAGAAGCATAAGAAAGTTTTTTAATCTCGACATTATTGGTCTGTGAATTTTTTACATTTATGTCAATGTGTGTAACAATAGATAAATCATTAAAATCAACTCCTGCTGGAGGATAGATTATCATGCTGTCTACAACTTCATATTTTGTTCTCATCCAGTCTGGCCCAGGAATTAGAACACCATTTCTTGCTGGTCTTTCTGTTTTTGTAAAATAAAAATATGGCTCATTTGCTCCTAACTCTGTATACTGAAAAGTTATATATGACTTTACGATTGCGCCATCTGTATCATATCTGTAGTCTTTTGATATTCTATTTTTTAAATCTTCATAATCGTTGTACCCAGTAAATAAATAATTATCCAAAGATGCATAAGTTCTTTGAACTGGCAAACCATACTCTGCTGCTAGTTCTCCGTATGTCCAACTTTCTGGCTCTGTTTCTATTGCTATAGTTTTTGATGGTATAGGATAGTCTATATTAAATTGAATAAAGTCAAGATCAAAATATTGATCTCCCCTTTTGTCAATAACAGACTCTGCAAAATATGTTAGAGGAATGTTATCTTCCCAATATGCGTTTGAAGATACTGCAAGTTTGTAATTATTAAAAACTATTTCTGGCAGAAGAGTATAACTTGCAATATGATCAAGAAGAGAGTCTTCTTCTACTGTTATAACAGTACCTCCAGAAACTGCTCCATTTACCGTATCAGTTTCTCCACCATAGGCTGGTCCAGATGTTGTATCAATTCCTCCATCTATTTCTATTAACTGACTATTTTGATAAACAGCAAACAGGTCTTCATTCCATATCGGCACACCTATCTCATTGAATAAAGATCTGATTTTTTGAAAATTATATGGAGTGCAAACTCCAACCCTATATATTTTTCCAGTAAATGTTGAAGATCCATTTTTGTCTCCTCCAACGTACATTCTTAAATCAGACAATGAGCCAAAGAAGTCTGATGCTGGGTTTCCAAACCTTGAAACAAAAGTAGGAATGTCAAGACCTATGTCAGCCAGTTCTCCTGGATTTGCAATTAGTGGGCGATAAATAACTTCTGAAACCCCACCATAGTTTATTTCATAAGATATTTGATTGTTCAAAAGTTTTATTAAAAAATAACTATTTGTATTTTCTTTTTCAATTCTAAATAATGTTTGAGGATCTTCTGATGTCTCTGGCAGTCTGAAGCATCCGTAAAATGCAGAAACCTTGTCTAACATAAAACTAAAGTTTTCAAAAAATAAACTTCCAGAAATAGAGTCCCATGTATCTTTTGGCCTAAATGAAAAGAACTTTATTGGATCTGACTGCTGAATATTTTTACAGTCTAGGAAAAGTTCTTCTTCTGTTCTTGATGATAAAATTATTTTTGGAAGAGGATGATTAGCAGCAGAAAGAGCCATTCTTGAAATAGAAGTGTTGTCATTAAAACCTTGACCCCAAGATCCTGTTTTTGGATATGAATAGTTTGATGTGTAGTCTGCAAAAGAATAATCAATAAAAACAGAGGTACCACTATATGATGTGTTAATGTTTTCTGGTATTTCAACTCCCTGACCAAAAACAAATCTTCTCTTTGCTACAGATGTAGAAACTATGTATGGATAAATGCCAACACAGTCGATTTCTATTGGGTAGATATCATCATGTGCATAAAATCCTATCCAGTCTTGATACTTGCCTTGTTGTGTCATAGACGGAAAAGAAAGTAGTTCTGTTTCATATGTTAAAGATATAACCTCTTGACCATTTATAACTAATGATGAACTGTTTCTTCCAATTCTCATATGAACTAGCATTGGCCTTGTCCACTCTCCAACATAATATGTTCTGTACTCGCTTCCTATCTTTAGTCCAATAGAAGGTCCGTCAACATATATTCCATCTTGTGAAGCAATTGGTCCAATAATTCTTTTTCTTTCATTGCTGTAAGAGTTTATTCTTAGCCAAGTTTCAAAAGTATATTCTTTAAACTTTCCAGACTCGTTTAGCATTCCAGCGCCAGGAACAATTAGAGAAGGAAGGCTACCGTTTGGGTAAATTGTTGTAAGACCAGAAGTTCCGTAAACTATTGGAATTCCTAAATTCTTTGCTTTAAGCATATTGTCAGAAACTAAATAGTATCCGTCTAACTCTTGCAGTCCGTAGCATTTTGCAACTACTGCATCTTTTATAGATAGTGCAATATTTTTATCAGTTATATCTATTGGTTCTACACCCAAAGATACGGAGGCAAACTCTTCTGACCATTGTCCAAAACTTAAACCATTTACCAAGAAAACATCTTCTGTACTTGATCCACCAATAAAGTTAATTTTAAAAACCAATCTTATGTTTGTGTCATCTGGAGGAGTATCAAAAGTTTCTGAAACAAAAACCCAGTTGTTATTTATAACTGTGTCATAATTTTTTAAATTAGTTATATCTTGACCGCTTGTAGTATCCGTATACTGATATCCAATTTCAAAACCAGCAATGTAGGAACTTTGAGAATAAAAATATCCACCTATAGAAAATGTTCTTAAGTACTTGTTAAGGTCTTGTAAGTTTTTTGTATTTTCTGTATCCTTGCTTATCATAGTTATTGATGCAAACTCACTAGATGTTGGAGTGGCTGTTATTTTATGGACATAACTATTTGGAAATGGCTCATCTACAGACTGTGGATATCTTGCTACAGTTCCACCAGTTATCTTCCATTTTGTAGCATTAGACAGATCTCTATCGTCCTCTGAAATTAAAGAAATATAATCTGCTTTGTCGTCAAATGCCCATAGACCAGTCGGATGCTCAGCAAAGACTTTTTCGGCATATAGGTTGGATGGA